AAAGAACGAGATTCAACAGGACAATGTGTTCGTGCTTGTCAAAACGGAACAATAAGAGACCAGGCAACAGGAACATGTGTTGCACGAACTTGACATAACCGACAATAAAGCGATTAAAAAAACAATATAAAAAAACAATATAAAAAAACAATATAAAGAAACGTTTTCAAGTATAAACAATATTTACTTGACTATCAAAGTCATAATTCTCTATTACATTCTCTCTAGTTCCTACTAATATATGTTTTTTAAAACATTCACAACAATACGGATGTTTTATTTTATAAGATTTATAATTTACTACTATTGTTGTCTCATTTAATGCTTCTTGCCATTTATGAATATAACGTCTATATCCATAATTATGTAAATAAGTAAAGACTTCATAAGTGTCTTCATAACAATCCACATTTACACACTTAAACATGTCTTCATAACGCCCTAGTTTTGTTAACAACATTTGCTTAGCGACTGTAAAGCTTGTAATCTCTCCATTCATAAACATAGAAGTGAGTTTTAAATTAATTAATGATTTAGTATTACCACATACATAATATAATATATGCCTTATAATATCACAAGGCATAGCGTTGAAAGTCATACTTTCATTATTCATACTTTCATAGTTCATACTTTCATAGTTCATACTTTATAGCTTTGTTAATAATCAATAATCAATTTTATTTGTCTTATTTTAGTCAAGTTTTTGTCTAAAACTTTTAAAAAAGTTTTAATATATATATAAAAAACATAATAAAATGTAGTTAGTAATATAATTAATATATATAATATGTATAAATTAAACAATTTATGGTCATGTTGGATACATTATCAAAATGATAATGATTGGACTATTAATGGCTATAAAAAAATAACACAAATTACTGATTTACAAGAACTAGTGTTATTTGTTGAAAATTTGAACGAAGTGTTAATAAAAAAATCCATGCTATTTTTTATGAAAGAAGATATTTTACCATTATGGGAGTCAGAAGACAATATTAACGGTGGCTATTTTTCTTATAAAATAAGTAATAATGATATTGTCGCATTATTCAAAATTATTGTGTATAAAATAATTGGTGCTAGTTTTATTGAAGATGAAGCAATCACAAATAATATTAATGGTGTTTCAGTAAGCCCAAAAAAGAACTTTTGTATTATCAAAATATGGATGAAAGACAAAAAGGTCCTTAAGTCATTAGACTTTGCCGTTAATAAAGACCCATTTGCTATTCATAGTTTTTTCCCAATAGAACAACAAGTTTGTGTATTTAAAGCTCATAAACAATAACTTTAACCAGACCCAGACGATGGTAATGGCGATAAACATAATTTGATTTCTCCAAGGGAAGCCACATTATATTTAACAATTAATGGCCTATTATTTTCCAAATAAATTTCGATTTGATTACATAAATTGGTACATTTAATAAAATATACTAAATTTTTGAGTGAATATTCGCCTTGAATAATTTTATTGTGCTGTTTATTTATCATTTGCATATTTGTATTATTTTCGCTTCGCCTTATTTCCGCTTTGGCAAATTGTCCGGCACATTTGAAAATCAACTCGTTTTCAACCGATTTTATTTCTATTTTTTCCGAAATATTAGCCAAATCTCTAATAATTTTTTGGAAATCATTAGATGGCATATTAATAACAGATGAAAACTCAATATTTGGGATTTCTAGTTCATCTTGCTCTGGCTCAATCAACTTTAATTTTTGTATTTTAGATTGCTTAATAGTTCCATTTTCAAATTTCAAACCTAATTCTGTAACAATGCCTTCATTATAGTCGTCATTTTCGATATAGATTGTGAGCGTATCATCGTTATCAATGGCTGTAATCAATTTAAACAAATGTAATATATTAACGCCTACAATAATTTTCTCATGCTTACACTCATAAAATTCAAAGTTTTCGGCTTTTAAAAACAAATGGACCAAAATTGTATGTGTTTTATCCATATTTATAATTTTAATACCTTGCTTCGTAAAAATAATATTTGTTTCCAATAAAATGTCCTTTAACGCAGCCATTAAAATGCGAAATGGCGCAATTTGGACTGTTTTTATTGTTAAAACATTATTGTCCCCACAATCATTAGATAACATAACTATTTTAGTTAAATAGTTATTAAATCTTTAAATAGAAATAGTAAATAGAAATATTTGTATAAGAAATAGTTGTATTTAATATGCTTTATGTTAAATTTTAAAAAAAATTATAACCAAAATCATAATTACTTGTTTTCATTATATAGAGTAATACATAGAAAGGGGGCATATTATTGTGTCCAAGACCACCACCAGTTGAACCAGTATTATTTGCGACGACGCCAGTGTCATAACCAGTTACTCTGCTGGTGCTGCTACCATATTGGTCGCCGGTTCGGAATGAACCACTGATAAGTTTACTTGATTGATGACTATGACTGGGTATATTAGATATATCTAATATTACATTTTCCTCACCACCAGATGCATTAATTAGTCTATTCGTTAAATTTATACCTAGCCCTTCACCCAATATAAATCTACCTCTCAAGTCAGGTGTTGGAGGCGTTCCATCACATATTGCCCACCCTGGTGGTGCTGGAGTTGTATAATAAGCCATAATTACTCCATATGGAATAACATTTTTAATATGTTGTGTAGTTGCCACTCTTACACCATTAATAGTAATATCATCAGCGGTTGAATTAGGAGCTGTAATAATTTTAACACCGTTACTATTACCAATATTAATAGTAATAATATCACTACCAGCATTGGCATTAACATTAATTGTAATAGCACTCCCACTTATTGTGTTAGCAAGTATTAGCCCTCTGCTAATATCCAATACAGAACTTATATCAATGTTATTAGCCCGAATGAGACCTCTGCTAATAGTTAAAGTAGAACTTATATCAATATTATTAGCAATTATAAGACCCTTGCTAATATCAATAGCCTTCGCATAAATAGAGCTAACATCAATGTTATTAGCAATTATAAGACCCCTGCTAATAGTTAAAGTAGAACTTATATCAATATTATTAGCATTTATAAGGCCTCTACTAATATCAATAGCTTTCGCATAAATAGAGCTAACATCAATGTTATTAGCAATTATAAGACCTCTACTAATAGTTAAAGTAGAACTTATATCAATGTTATTAGCAATTATAAGACCTCTGCTAATATCTATTATATTAGTTACAACAATAGAGCTTGCATCAATATTATTAGTTGCACTAATATTAGTTGCGCTAATAACAGAACTTTGACCAACACTCGTAGCATACCTGCTAGCGCTGATAACATTAGCATAAATATTATTTACCCTCATATTTCCACTGGCACTTATATCTCCACCTATTCTTATACTTCCACCGCTTATATGTAAAGATACTTCAGGGTCCAGCGTATTAATACCTATTCTGTTATTAGAAGTATCAATACATATTAAATTATTTGTATCAGGACTATAAGTATAGTCTCTTGAAACACTATTAACTGTGCTAATTATTTTATTATAGTTGCTATTAGACATTTAATATTTAATTTTATTATTTATAAATATTTTAATGTTAACAAACTAACTAATTTATAATTTATAAATATTTCTAATAATTTCTAATAATTTCTAATTATTTCAAAAATAATTTATTATTTACTAATTAATTTAGCAAATAATTATTTTCTCATAATACTATATAAAAATGGTTAAAAAACATATGAAATCGGCAGACAATATGTATCACATCAACGGACATAAATACCAGGTATTAAACGGTTCTCGTGCTCAAGTTTGGCACGGCACAGCATATAAAACAAAAGGAAATCTTAAAAAGCCCGATTTATTAATGAATAAGCGCGGTCATGTAGTATCAAGAAAAGTATATAATCGCGCTAAACGTGAAAAACGTTTAGAAAAAGCGGGTTATTTTACCAAAAAAGGCAAATTTGGTTGGGTTAGACACGACAATTCAAAAACAAGAAGGCGACGAAGCAGAAAATCTAGAAGCTAATAAATCAAGAAGCCAATATTATTATTATAATAATACTACTTAAAAAAATAACATTACTAATATTATAGTTTGCCATAACTATCCTATTTATAATACATTTCTTGTAATTTATAAGCATTTCTTGTAATATATAAGAAATATTAATTACTATACACAATTTATATATTAATTAATAAATTTTTTCGTAAACTTTTTTCATAAACTTTTTTCATAAACTTTAGGCAACACTTGATAGAGATTTTGTATATGGATTGCTTTTAAAAGCAGACAATAATGATTCATCCATGCGTGAACTGTTAAAGTTATGGTCGTAACTTTGCATTCCATTTACTTGCCCCATAAAATCTATTGATGGCGTAACATTTGGTCCGCCATTATTTATATGACCTCTATTTTGCTGAAGCATAGACTCATTACGAGTAGTTGTAGAATTATTATGATTATTAAACAAATTCATATGACCTTGATTAGTGCGTGATTCGTAAGTCTTATTAACATTATTTTGTTGGGCATATGCGTTATTATATGGTCTTAAGCCTGTTCCACACGCATTTCCAGAACCAATATATTCAATATTTGTGCTTGTTCTTTGATTATCGTAATTCTGATGCTGTGTTACTTGATATGCATTACCAGTGTTATTTTGTCCTTGAACGTTTACATAATTTAGATCTATTTTAGATGTAGTCATTTCTCTATTAGTCACTTTTGTTTTATCATTAATATTAAACAAATGACCTGTTGGAGTTAATCCATTAACATTACCAGTTTGGCGTAAATTACCAATCGCATTTTCTTTTCGTGTTTGCCTAAAAATATCTAATACTGGCGCAACAGAGGCTTTTAGCATACCATATACTCCACCAAAATCTGTTGACTCTTTGTCTGTGCTTCTATTATTATTGTAATTAACATAACTATTGTGTCCGTAATCATTTGGTCCTGCGCCATTTGTAC